ACCAAAGCAAACCTTAGATAGTAAAGAGAATTAAACATGAGTGATATGGAACCAAACAAGCGACGAAATACGGACGTAAATATTCAAGTAGTTATCGACCGTTTAACTAATCTGCATGATGATGTAAATGATCTAAAAGAGTCAACGAGAGATTCTATGAAAGAAATTGCAAACGCTATTACTAAGCTTGTTCTCTTGGAAGAACGACAGTCTCACACTAATGATAACTTCAGTAGAGTAGTTAATCAATTAGATAATATTCAACGTAGAGTAGAGGAACTTGAAAAGCAAGAACCCTTACAAAAGTTAACATCTAAATGGGTGATGACAATAGTATGGAGTGCTGCTACTGCTGCTGTATATTTTATAGCTAAATTTACAGGTCTTGTTTAACTAAATAAATCAGGAATAATACAATGGATAAAAAGAAAATAGTAGCATTCCTGATTAGTGCAGGTTTGATTACTGGTGTTGTAAAGCATGAAGGTTTCAGGGATAAAGCTTATATTCCAGTGCCCGGTGATGTACCAACAGTAGGTGTCGGATTTACTAAAAGAGAAGATGGTTCTCCTGTTCAACTAGGAGATACTATTACTCGTGAACAAGCTGACGCTAGACTAACAAAAGAACTCTGGAGTTATCGTACAGGTATCGGTAAATGTATCATGGTTCCAGTAACTGAGAATCAAGCCGATGCATTTACTTCACTTAGTTTTAATATAGGTGTAAGTGCTTTCTGTAAGAGCACATTGACACGTAAATTAAACCAATATGATTACGAAGGTGCATGTGCTGAAATTCTGAAGTGGGATAAATTCCAAGGGAAACCATTAAAAGGATTAACCAACAGAAGACAGGATGAATATAAAAAATGTATGCAACCTTAATTAAAATCTCAGCAGTACTAGCTTTAGTAATCGCAGCTTATGCTTGGCACGCTAATACGCTTAACAACGCTGTAGAACAAGCTGTGATCAACGAACGTAACTCATTAGTAGTACAGTATAGTAAACAAGCAATCAAGCTGCAGGACAATGCTTATTTAGCTGAAGTTCAGTTGCAAGATAAAATAAAAAGGATAACAGATGATAAGAACAAAGCTCTTTCTGACAGTAATGCTAAGTATTACAATCTTCTTAAGTGGTTGCAGTCACAATCCAACGGTGGTAGTACCGGAAAGCAAACCAGTATTTCCAATGGCACCAGCGCTGGAGAAAGCACCGAAGGAACTAACGGACAAGGACTACTACAAGGAAATGCAATCGATCTTATCGAATTTGCTAGATCAACAGAAGAACTAAAGTTATATCTGTTGACTTGCGAAAGACAATACGATCAAGTACTGGAAGATCAACGGAAGTTCAGGCTAGAGAATACCGTTAAAACCGATTAGAACCACTGTAGAAGCGTTCAAAACAATCTCAGAGTACTTTCGGTACTCAACAATGATAAAACCCCTAGAAGCCAATTAAGGTTCCTAGGGGTTTCTTTTTGTCTGTTAATTAGTAAAGCATCTCTGAAAATAACTCAGTTGGTTCATAATTCAATTCACGATGTATTTGATTCTGCTTACGCGCAATAGCAAGTGCATCTGCACGATTGTGCCATTTACCAAAGTTATCTAAGAACCCTTGTTCGAATTTATGATGTGGGATAATAGTATTCATTTGATCATACTGTGACCGCATTGTATCATCCCAATGTCTTGGACCTAGTAATAGAATATCCATGTGCTCACCAATAAATCTATTAGCAGCACATACAATTCGACGTAGTGATTCGTCAGGTTTCCATTCAGTATTTTCCATATTAGTTATAAGTAATCGCAGATTTCATTTCTTGAATAGCATACTTAAAGAACAAATCAGCTAACGATGGTTCAGCTTCAATCATTTCAAACTGTAACAATGTATAGTATTCTGTTCGGTTCCATTCAGCTTCTAAGGTTTTCAAATGTTGATTTATTAAATCTAACTTGTAATTCAAATCCTTAATTTCTTCAGTTTCTACTGTTTGTCGTAACTTTTGTTCTTTACGACTAAAACCTAAGAAATACTTTCGTTCTACTTCTTGAATTTCTTTGCTGTTCTCAATAACAGAATCGCGTTGCTTTAGGAGTCTAGTTTTTGTGTTACTCCAGATAGTAGATTCTTGTAGTAAGAACGAAAGATAATCTTTAATTTTAACCAAGTTTTTAATAGCTTGCATGTTACTCCTTTATTATCATCATTGAAAGGTTCGAATTGTATATCAGTTTCAATCACATTACTTCCACCTAAATAAATATGTTTACCTAAGTACGACATAAGCGACCACAACTGCCAAGTACTCCATCCGTTTTCATCTTCTTTAGGTGGACGGTATTCCATAGTTTTACCTACGCTTTTCCAGAACAATTCATGGTCTGACTTTAGTACTTCGCGTCCGTAATCTGTGAGTTTAACACGTACTTTATTGTTTATGTTGAAAGTAGTCATTCTGTTAACCCAAGGAATTGTAACAGTTGCTCTTTGGTTTTTACGCCAGTACAGCGATCATTTCTAAATGTTTCCCCATTAATTAGAATCAAAGTAGGTACTGATCGAACATTGTGTGCTTTAGCAATATCTGGTTCTCTGTCTACATCAATTTCAATAAATTTTAATGAACTAAGGTTTACTGTTTCTAATGTTTTACTTAGTGTCTTGCACGGATTACACCATGTCGCCGAGAATTTTAATAAAGTATTCATTTATTCCTTTCGTTAAACGTAAGAAAAGAGGCCAAAGCCTCTGATCTTAAAATGTTATTTCACAAGCTCCACCACCACATGCTTGAGCACCTAGTGAATCAGCATCAACATAGTGTTTTTCTGTAAGTTCATTAGCGAATGAAATAGGTTTCATTGTTCTGTTGATTGTACTCCATTTATGAAGGTTGTGACAATCTTTTAAACAATTAGTCATTTCCAGAACACTGCCCTTAAAGTAGTTATCTGCGAACTTTTTAGCTCTACGAATCCAATCACGCTTAAGTAAATGTTCACTGTTATCTGAATTGAGTTTTTCACCCCATCCATTAGCAGTATCACATGCAACCCATAAATTACCGTTAAACGCTTGTAGACCATCTACAATCAATCCTGAAGCCATCAGTGAAGCATCACCGTACATATCAAGGATTTGTTGTGCTGTAAACACTTCAGTGAATGGTGCCTGAGCATAAGCCTTATCCCCCATTGCACTTAGAAGTGAAATACCAGCAAACCATTGTTTGTTATCAAAAATGTACTGTTCAACTTCATCCCAATTATCTACAGTAATGGTGTTACTAATGTTATGACGAAGATTTTTATCTACACATAAATCCAGATTAGTTCCATGTTCAACCCAAAACTGTTGTGCTTTCTTTACGTACTCTAGCTGTTTAACACCAAGTAATTGACTCTTATAAATAGAACCTTCTTTACTTACAACAGGGAAACTAACAACATAATCTGTACCACCAGAAGACCATACACTATTCTCAACCATTGCTGGATTGATTTCACGGATCAATTTAAGTACATCATCTTGTTCATTCATTTGAACGTTACGAATATATAACGGTGAATGAGCACCATGAATACCAGAGTCTGTACCAAGAATAACCGAAGCATTACCAGAAGGTTTAGCACATGTAGTACGTGCAGCTACATTGATTCCAATTAAGCCAGCAACTATTCGGTTCCATTTCTTAACTTCTTCTGCACCATCAATCATATTCTGTTCGTCAAATAATACATCTGGATTACTCATCCAACCAGTAATACTAACACCAATCAATGCTTCACGTTCGATAATCTTTCGTGACGCTTCAGATAAGTACTTGAAGTTAGTATAACCAGCTTGTAGTGTACCTAGAATAGCACTTGCTTTACACAAGATCATTAAGTCTTCTTTAGTGTTACACTTACCGCCATTACCTTCAGTTAAATTACATACTTGAAATCCTGATTCTGGTTCTTTCTCTGGTTCAACCCAAGTAGGTAACATACCAATCTCAACGCAAGGATTGTAGCAGAAATCTAAGTTATCTGTGAAGATAAATCCGGGTTCACCAACTTGTTTTACTGATTCCATAATTTCAGCCCATTCTTCACGGGTTACTTCATTACGTAAAAGCATTACTGAGTTATTGCTACGACCACGTTGAGGATTAGTTACGTACCAATCTCCAGTTTTAGCATTCAACATTTCCTTATCTGTTTTACTAAACATACAGATAGTAGCAGACCTACGCACACCACCAGATAACACAGCATCTGACATGTGCATAACAAAGTCATAAGCTACGATAGGTGAAATCTTAACAGCTACAGACCTTGGATTGTCTTGTACTAATTTTTGTAGTAGCTTCTCACACTTGCGTAGAGCATCAGCTAAACCATCAGGACCGGGAGCTTTAAATCCGCCGCTAATCAACGCACCTTTAGGACGAATTAAACTCAGATCAAAATGCACAGTTTTACCTGCGTATTCTGGAAAGGTTTGACCAGAAACAAAATAACTAGAAAGTAATACACCGAAAGCATCTGCCCAACCTTCAATTGTATCAGGTACTACAAAGATTTTAGCATGTGCAGTTGGTTTAGTAATTAACGGTAGTTTAGCAATATGTTGTTCTTGTACAGAAAAACCAACACCACAACCACATAGTAACATGTACATTGCTTCCTGAAAGAACATTGGTCGATCACAATGAGAGACTGAACAATTGTACATTCGTGCTTCGTGTTTGAATAGTTGTTCACCACCGAATTGTAATGCACGTTGAGCACCTAGTACTCGCTTATCTTTATATGCTTGTTCAGCAAAAGAAATTAGTGCTTCTAATTCAGGGGTTAACTTATCTTTGTACTTAGTACGATGCATGTTCATCACACGTTCAACAGATTCATTCCATGTTTCATATCGGTTGTCTAGATCAACCCACCGAGAGTAACCCATATAGAACTTACTCTCGGATAGCATTTCTTTACCAATTAATTCGTTTTTATTTTCTTGCATCATTTTCCTTCTTTATATTTTCAAGTATTAAATCAATTTGACTTTGTTGATAACTCTTAGCAGCAGCTAGACATTCTTCCTCACTAGTGTATTTAAATAAAGAAAACAATTTAGATTTACTTTTATGGGATGAGGTTGGAAAACCAGCCAAGAAACCTTTTAAAATTCCCTTATGATAACGAGCATATACTCCATTAACCCCTGATAAATTATTTTTACTCATTTTCCGTTTTAAAATGTTCTCTCTTTGAGTTATTGCTTCTAAATTTGAAATAGAATTATTAGTACTATCTCCATCTATGTGGTTGATAACTAAATTTGAACACAATACCCCGTGTGCTAATAAGTAGACTACGCGGTGGGCCTGATATACTTTACGATTAATTGTAACATCATAGTAAGTTTTACCATTAGATACCCTCGAAGACCCGGCATCATCACCATTTTTAATTCTAAACGATTTAGTATTCCTCCATTTTAACCCAGTTTTACTTTCATTTGAAACATAAAGTCTTTCATTTAATTCCTCAAAATTAAGCTCCTTAACTCTACCTGCTTTTTTGCGGTTAATAATTGTTGCTGAATGTTTTGTAATTAATAGTTCTTCCAGAGTTAAAGCTTCGTCATTTGATAAATCGGTTTTAACTATAATTACTTCGGGAGGACTTTCACTGAATAGATAGCACCATTTCTTTGAACGAAATGCTTTACTATAAGCTCTTGGTCCTGCACCTTTACCAACATATCTTACTACTTTATTTATATCTAAATGTAGATAAACATAGTAACTCATTCAGTCAAACCTCTTAATCTGAATAAATCATTAACAAGACCATTATTTAACTTCTTAGCTATTGCTTCCTCTGATGCATAACCAGATTTAATCCATTCATCATCGATTCTCTCTGCACCAACAAACCTACTACCTGTGATTAGATTACCGAACCTATTACGGTGTTCTACAACTTGACGCTCATAGTTCTGGCTAACTTCCATTCCTAGGTCGTATAACACTCCTTGAAGCTCTTGTGGTGAATTGTCAATCCACTCTTCAGTGTATTTACGATCAATGGTTTGAAGTTCTGAGAGACTGATATAAACTAATGCGATAATGCGGCTCATTGTTATTCTCCTTGTTCTAGTTTTACGTTATTAGGAATAAGCTGACGATATTGAATCCAGTCACGAATATTACCTGACCAATGAGTACCGTTACGGTCTACATGTGTAATTCCTTCAGGCCAAAAAGTCGAGGCATCAAACGCTTGACACTGATGTTCTGTTGGACTTGCGTGTGTCGGTTTACTTTCAATTAACTTCTTATAAATATCTTCTGCTTTTTCAAGAGAATCATCTGTTTTCCTATAACTTACTTGAGCACAGCAACTAACAGAAATCATTAATGCTTGTTCTGTACTTACTTGATTACCTTGTTCATCATAAAAACACTGATCCTCCCCTAAATCACTATGGTCATAATCCATACGTACATAAGGCATGTGCCAATCCCCTGTTCTTAGTAAGTTAGGAACAGACAGTGTATGCTCATGTAACATCTTAGAAGCTAGTTCAGCAATCGTAGGATCAGCATCAGCATGATCACGTAAGTAATACCAGTTAGCATAGTTCGTAGCAGTTAATACTACCTTCATATGCTGGTAAGGCTCGGTGATACGGTTAATGACTTGCTTATGTGCTCCGATATCATTCATTACTCTAGCGTGAGCTACAGCATCACTACACGCATGTAACCACAACTGCTTTACTGATTCTTTCGATACATCATCTAGTTCTTCCTTAGCCTGCATTCCGGGTTGATTCTTACCCCATTGCGATGGTATCGCAGGATTAGCTTCAATTAAATCAATCATTGTCTTGACTGGAATAGCTCGTGAACTAGCAGCATTACGTGAGAACACACGGTGCGTCATTAGTTCACTGTGGATAATTCGTGGATATTCCAGTTCAAACGTTGTAACTCGGGTTCCTCGTTCGTTAATACTATCTGCAATAATTTTAGCTTGTACTGTCATTTAGTCCTCTCATTATATTATCAATTTGACGTTCAGTGTAACCTGAAGTCAACATGGAATCTTTCATACTTAAAAGATATTCTATTGCTTTCTGTTTAGCTGCTTCTTCTCCACCATGAGTTTTGAAACTAAACATTTTTGCAGTCCGTCTATCATTAATTATGATTGCAACTCGATAGCCAGATGCTCTTTTAAGTAAGTAAGGTATACCTGTATTACTCTTTTTGAACACTCTGTTTTTAGCGTTATCTTTCACCGACACAACTCTTAAATTACTTATACTGTTATTCAATTTATTACCATCAATGTGGTCTGCAACCAATTCATTGTCAGTTATAAAATTAAACAATATCAATATAACCCTATGAACAAGAAAATTTTGTCGATGAAGTCTAACCTGATAGTATCCATTCTTACTAAGACTTCCTGCCACATCATCCTTAGCCATTAATATCATATTGTGATTTTTACCTGCCCTCCTATCTACCAACCACCTTAGTTTTGTTGGAGAACTTTCGTCGTAATAAAGAAAGTCCTTGAAATTAATAGTAGACACTAGAGTCAAATCCAAAAGGAGTCGTAGGGTTCATTCTTGTTCTTTACATGATATTCACCATCGTTTACTTCCACTACAACTACTTGTTTATCATCGATAGTAAATTCATCACCTAGTTTACGTTCTACTTTTGGTTGAACAGTAAACACTTTAGTTGGGTCTTGTTGTGTTTGTACAACAGTATTATTTTCTTTTTTCATATATTATTCCTTCTTAAAACTAACGTTGGGACTAGTATTATACCACACTGAACCTAATATTAGCTAGTCTGATTTGAAGCTATATTATAGTAGTGATTTAATTTCTTTCGCTTACTTTGAACATATTGTTCTTCGTTAACTTCATTATGTTGATTAACACTGTTACTGACTTGTGAAAGTTCTAAAAGAACAGCAGTCATATCTAATAGCTCCTTTTGTAGTTTAACCAAATTACTTTCACCGTCTGTTTCCCGTGGGTCTTTTGAGTCATAACCAAAGAGACTACATTTGATAGCAGCTTGAGCTACTTCCGAAGCTTCTTCTGCTAGTTTAATCAGTAAGTATTTTTCGTATTTCATTATGATCCTTTCAGTAATCTGCTTTCACCATACAGTGAAGCATAGGCAATTAAATCTTCGCAGGAATCCTGATGACCTAATGTGCGGGTGTTGTCTCTTACTAGCTTCAATAACACCATGAACATCCATCCTTCGGCTTCCGTTACATTGTGACCTGTGATAGCGTTAAATGACTTAGTAATCTTTTCCATACTACGTTCACCTTCAGGAGAATCGTATTGTACTGCACGTTCAATCATCAGATCAGATGCACGTTTAAGCATATTAGGTGCAGTAAATTTGTCGGTTGATTCCAAGGGTTCAATAGGTTTTTCTGTAACACGTTTGGGTTGATTCAGTGATTCAATAAAATAATTAGCAGAATCACTTCCACAAAGCAGAGTATCCCCTTCATCTGATGTAGTAATTTCAGGACAACCAGAAAGACCATGTCCAAATGAACAATTATAACAATTGTTATCCGTCATACGTCCTTTTACTAAATCAAAATTTACTCCATTAACGGTATGAGTAAGTATTACTTTTTGTTCTTCCATATTAATAAGCCTTTCCGTTTTCTTGTAAACGATTTTCTACTTTGTGATCTTCACGTTTGGCGTTGTATTCACGCTTTTCCTGAATAGCACCGCCAATGTCTAGTTTCAAAGCACCAGCTAAATCCCAAATACGAATCATAGCATCTGCTAGTTCAACTTCAATCATCTTACGATGCGGTAGTTTATCGTCCTGTAGGTTCTTGCGTGCTCCCTCCATTGCTTCTGATACTTCAGAGTGGATTAGGCACAACTTCTCTGCTACCAGTGCCTTACCTAAGCGAGTACCATCCCGAGCTTCTTGTGCAAGGTCTGTA